GGTCTGTCAGTGAAAGCGGACAAGTCAAAACTATAGTATGTTGTAGATGAGTCAAAAGGTAATTCGGACAAGCCCTCACCTTGGTTAAAGGTTTGGTCTTGAGGAATTGACCTGAGCACGATATTAAGGTAATCATGCAAAGGCTTCAAACATGTTTGAGACCAATAGTCTCCTATTGCAATCAAACGTGTTTTCCCTTCCGAATCAGGTATAGCAACCAGCCTTCTGAAAGAGTTTCCAATTTCAAGAGGTTGATACATTATACCTGACAACTCATCTACATGAAGACGACAAGTATCCATCTTCTCAGAAAGCAGTGTCCCAGTGAATCTCTTAATCGAGTTAGCTAAGGATTCAGGTATATTCACTAAATCCTGAAGACAGCTAACAAGAGCTTGAGTTCCACAGGGACTACTCTTAGTAGTGAGATGATACCCTTCCCATGAAGGAAACTTTAAAGTTTTACCATTCTTGAACTTTCTTGAAAGTCTTGAACAAACAGCTTTCAAAAAAGATGGTAAATATTTAAAGATCCACTCATAATATTGACACGAAGAAGGAGATGTAACAGTCTCTAACTTCGGATCAAGAGGAAGGTTAAACCTCCTAAGACTATATAAAAGTGTCATGATAAATCTTATTTCTAAGATTTGCCATTCACGAATATATGGAATTAATCCACCAAGCTTCTTAGGAAGACCATCATGTGTTAAACCAGTTCCCTCTGGCTTAGAGCCAGAAAGAAATTGTAAAACATTTAGACGGTCAATCTTAATTCGCTCAATGGACATTTGAAGACCCTTGTGAGAATAGATGTGTTCAAGAAAACACATATACACACACGCGGGTTTCCAAATAGAGGTAGATATACCATAAACTTGGATTAGCCATTTTAACAAGTGGCGTACTTGGGTGTTAAACAGTGGCCTTCTGTGGTCAATGTTTCGCCTAGACCAAGGCTTCTTATGTGAATATTTTTTATTCATATATGAGGTGTGGTATATTTTATCTGCTACATAAAGAGTATAGAGGCTACAAAAGACTGATTCTTGGGATTATTTCACCCTTGATGACAATCTAATGCAGCATATTACTGTTTAAATAGAAGAGGGTACCAACCCGGGTTTCTAAAACCCTGGTTTAACCTTAGCAGTCATAAACGATTGCTCGTTTAGTCTCACCGAGG